CCGCCCATTGCACCGCCCATGGCGGCGCCGGCGAGGCCACCCTTCAGAGCGCCAGAGGCGCGGTGACCTTCGCCACCGGCCGCGGCGCCGCCGACTGCACCAGGGATGGCGCCGAGCAGAGCTCCACCAGCCGCCGCGGTCGCACGAGGATGCTGTGCCGCATGGTGAGCGACGAACTCCGTCGCCTTGCCAGCGAAGCTGGCGGTCTTCAGGGACGCGGCGTTGGTGCCCTTGTTGTGAGCGCCCGACGGACCGGCCACCAGAGGACCCTTGGCGGGGTACTCGTGGTGCGGAACCGAACCGTGGTTGTTGCCTGGCGCCTCATGGTAGTTGGTCTCGAGGTGCGTCTTGGCGCCGTGCGGATTGCCTTCGTTCCGCTCGAGCCCCTTGTTGTGCTCGTCCTCGGCCTGCTCGCCCTTCGCCTTGTTCTTGGTGTACTTCTGCGAGCCGCCGATCGCTTGCGTGGTCTCGAGAGCTCCAGCAGCCGAAGCCGGATTCGGCACCGACTTGCCGCCGGCGGTACCACCGCCTGCACCCGGCTTCATCGCGGTCTTGGCCAGCGCCTGAGCGATCGGGCCCGGAGCGGCAATGTCGCCGAGGTGGGTCGCGAGGAAGTCGACTGCCGACGCCAGCTTCTCGACGTGGTCGTCAGAGATGAGAGCAGCGTAGGCCATCTTCTCCTTCGACTCGCACTCGACTTCTTCCTCGTGCGGGGAGGGGATGTGCCCGTGCTCCTTCTTCTCGTACGCCAGGAGCTTCTTGACCTTCTCGGGCTCCTTGTGGGCCTCGGAGGCGATCTTGGCGCTCGCCGTCTTGATGGCGCCCGCGATCATGTCCTGGAGTGGCAGAACGCTCATTCTCTTGCTCCTGTCAGGTTCTGACCTGGGGCGCGCCCGCGGTCGGTTGAGTTCCCTGCGACGGCGAAGTCGAGGGGAGATTCTTCGGCTGCGAGTACGCCGCGATGTTCTTCTTCGCGCCCATGGTCGGCTTCGGGCTCGTCAGCTTCATCTGTGTGAGACCGTTCTCCGGCATGGGCAGGAGACCGGCTGTCTTCTCACGGAAGATCGAAGACAGTTCCTCACAGAAGCCGCTTACCAAATCCGAGCTGAAGGGCACCGAAATGCCAGCCATCTTGGATTTGGGACTCGCCTTCTGTTCGTCATCACCGGGCGTCGGATACTTCTGATGAGCCTCGTGCCGCCCCTTCGCCGTTCCGTACCCCTTTGGAGAGTGTCCCGTCGCATGGGACTGCTGAGTGGCGATCGCCCACGACTCACTCTCAGGCATGGAGGGGTTCTCCGCCCTGATGTGTGCCGCACGATCGTGGATCCACTTCGGCATCTTCTCTCCTTGAGAGGAACCGAGGCGGGAAGGACCATCCCTCCCGCCTCGGGCACCCTGAGACCTCAGATGTTGTAGCCGAGCCCCCGCAGGATCTGATGAGCGCGCTTCTCCACGAGCTCACCGAGCGCCTGCTGCGAGTTCTGCTGGGGAGCCGGGACCGTGCCCGCCGGAGCGATCTGCGGAGCGGCCTGCTGGGCCGGCTGACCAGTCGCCGGGTCGATGCCGTTGGCCTGCAGGATGTTGGCGGCCTGCTGCATCGCCGCCTTCTCGATCGCGGCGACGGTGGCTTCCTTGTTCATCATGTGATGAGCGCCGTGCATGGCCGCCGCACCACCGACCGCGCCGGCGGCAGCAGCATGACCCGGGTGCTTGGCGAAGTGACCGCCCGCGGCTCCCATCGCCTTGCCAGCGTGGTGCTTGGCGGCGCCGGCGGCAGCGCCCATGTGGTGAGCAGCCTGCTGGCCGAGGTGCTTCAGGTGGCCACCTGCGGCGCCCATCATGTTCGCCTGCTTGGAGGCGGCGATCTTCTCCGACTCCTGATTGAAGGCGTGCGCCATGACGCGACCGAGGAAGTCGGCCTCCTCGAACTTGGCCTGGGCCTCGGCGACCTTGGCCATCTCGGGACCTGGCTGACCGGCTTGCTGAGCCTGCATCTGCTCGACGACCTGCATGATCGCCTGGGCTTCCTGGACGATCGCCGGGTCGTAGGCCTGCGGGTTGGCCAGCACCTGCTGGGCTTCCTGCACGTGCTCTTCGGTCAGCTCACCACCGCCCTCGGCACCAGGAGCCTGCGGCTGCTGGGGCTGCATTCCCTGCTGGGGAACGCCGGGCTGCTGAGGAGCGCCCGGAGCGGCACCCTGCGGCTGCTGTCCCTGGCCCTGCGGCCCGAGAACTTCCTGGCCAAGAGCCTCGATCTGCTCGGGCGAGAGGTTCGACAGATCCAGGCCCTCCTGCTGGGCCATGTTCTGCGCCATCTCGGCCTGAGCGATCTTCTCGAGGTCCTCGCTCGCGCCGTTGGTGTTGTACGCCTGGGCCAGCCACGTATCCATGCTCATGTAATTTCTCCTTCTCGACAAAAGCGTGTCGTCTCCGAGATGGACTCCATCTCTAGTACAGCGCCTCTGCGAGTGCGCCCGTCTGGGCGAGGGACACCCGAACGCCTTGATCGGCGATATGGATGGCCCGGTCCGTGTGGTGCGCCCCGGTCAGGTATGCGAGCGAGTCGGGGCTGAACACGCTCGAGCTGGCCGTCTTGTCGACCCCACCGGCGAAGGCCTGCACCATGCTGCTACCGAATGACTCGGGAGCGAGCTGGGGGTCGGAGACGAGGAACTTCTCGATGGCGGCGGCCTTCTTCACGATGCTGCGCCGGTAGCCGTTGTAGGCGGCTGACAGCTTCTTCATGAGGGGATCGGCGGAGGCGGTCTTCTCGACGCTCTTCCGCGGATCGGCACGGCGTGCTTCAAGACGCTCCATTCGACGAGCAAGAGGAGTGGCGGCTACTGACCGCTCACCCACCATGCCCAGAGCCTGAAGGAGGTCTTTGAGAGCACGATCGATGCGATCGGGATTCACCTGCAGGGACTCGTCGACGTCCGAAGAAGGCCCGAAGACCTCCCCCTTCCTGTCGAGTTCATCCGCCAGCGGCTTCTCTCCGATTCGCACCAGCATCACCCTCTGAAACTCATGGGGCTTAAGAACGATGCCCATCATAGCGGGGGTTGAGAGGGCTTCGGTAAGATCCATTTTGCCCATCTCGTCCAGCGCCTTGTTTGGGATCGAGCTCTCCCCTTTCTCCAGTCTTGGCAATGTCTCTTTCGAAAAAGGACCTGCCGGTATTGTTTTTATGATCTCACTCAGCTTCCTATGGGAAGCGGATTTTTCAGAATTACGCGTACCTGGAAAGACGGCGTGCGCGACTTTCTCAGCCGTACCGCCGCAATCATCTCCAAGTCCGTGGCATCCGCACGTCGCTGACGCGACCTTCACTGCCTCGGCATCGCGGGTCTTGCGTGCCTTTCGAGCACTGACAAGGTGGGTCTTTTTGAACTCACCCATTGTCGTCCTCGACACCTGCCCAAGACGCCTTTCAGGCATATGGTCGAGATAGCTCTTCTTTGCTGCCGCCTCGTCGCGATAGCCGATCATGACCTTTCGCTCATCGAACGAGCCGTCGTCCTTGAGCTGATTGATCATGAAGACGAACTCTGAATCGCGGCTTGGTCCCACATAGACATCGAGCTGCTCGCCATCGGCATCTACGGTCGCTGGGATGTAGCCGTAATCGGCCTTCATCAGCTTCTGGTAGGTCACCTTTGAAGGATCGGCCTTTGAGTAGTACTTACGCGTCTGACCCTTCAACCACTCCAGCATGATCGGGATGCCTTGGACGTGGATGAACTTCTGAATTGGGTCATTGGCCGTCTTGACTGAAGCTGTCTTCTCACGAGCAGCGTCGAGGTTGACGAGCGCGTCATACGACTCATTTGCCTCGAGCTGAGCCGGAGGATAGAGCCGCGCCTCGAATGCCGGCTTGGCAGCTTTCGTCTCTTGAATGATCTGAGTACGAGACTTGTTGCCGATGAAGTCGTTGAAGGTCGGGTCGTACATCCCGTCCTGGTGATTGCCGAGCCAGGTAGGATGCTCCTCACGAAGCGGGGCCGTAGGGTCTTGCTCGCCGGCGAACTTCGAGAACTGCTCACCAACATCGACGCTGAGTCGAGGAATGGTGCAGTACTCACCCATGCAGACCTGATTGCCCTTTGACGCAAGCTTGGCCATGACCTTGGCCGTCTTGTCGGCTCCGATGAAGACGAAGGAGATGTCGAAGAAGCGAGGGCGAGGGTTGTAGACGAACACCTTCCTGCCATCTGGCAGGATGACATTCATCATGCTCTTCGCGTGGTGGCAGTAGTCCTTCGGAGTCTTCGACCGGTGCTGACAGATCGAGCAGACGTCGTAGGGCACCTTGCAGCCCATTGAGACGTCCGGGAACTCTCCCCGCTCGATCTTCTCGATCACATCCTGAGCGTCGAAACGCTTGCAGAGCTCGCGGTCAAGATAGACCACCAGCTCCACGCGATGCATCTTTGGGTTCCACGCGGCGAGCTCGACCGAGCCGAATGCCCGCGACGAGTCCTTGTTGACGTGGTGCTTGTACGGATGCGCCCCCATGAAGGTGGGGAAGCCGTACTCCCAGCTCTTGCCGATCTCCTTCATCCGCGTGGCGGGAAGCTTCTCCCAGTCCTTCGGAGAGTGGATCAGCTCCTTCTCAGGGAAGTGGTCGCCATTGATGTTGGAGCCCCAGATCTCGCCGGCGCCCATGGCGTTCACCAGGACGTAGATGCCGTGCTTGCTGGGGCGAACAGTCCTGACGAAGTCGGCGATCTGAGGATGCAGGTTCGCTCGCGATGAGGCAGAGGCAGTCTTTACCAAGCCGTCATCGAGCAAGGGCTGGCAGAAGATCTGCCCCTCGTCGTTCTTGCCGAAGAACTGAACCTGCTTGACGAGCATCGCTTACTTCTTGGCGCCCAGGTCGTGGCGAAGCTTGGACTTCTGGAGCATCTCCATCTCGCGATCGGGCATCCTGAGCATCTCCGGCTTGGGCAACCGGCGGCTCTCATTGATACCCTTGCGCCCTTCGACGATGGCCTTCATGGCGTCGAGACCGACCGCACCCACACCTTCTTCGCTCTGGGCCATGTCGACATGCTGACGGACGAAGCTTCCAGAGACGACCGGGTCTCCCGAGAAGTCCGGGTTGAAGCGGTGAAGGGTGGAGAAGATTGCCTGGACCTGGTGCGCCGGCTTGTCCTTCAGATCTGGGTTCGACGCCATCATCCGCTTGTAGTTGCGGGTCTTGGTGATGGCTCGACGAGTGGCATCATAGGCGTCACCAGCGAGCGCCAGGCCGATGCCGCCGAGTGCCGTGGCACCCAGACCCTTGGCCATGGCAAGACCTCCTTGCCCGACAGACGAGCCGATCGACTTCCAGTCCATGGCAGCCTTCTTCAGGATGCCGTCGAACTCCTCGAGGAACTCGTCCTTCCACGGGCTCTCGCTGATCTCGCCGCGGGTCTGCATGATGAAGTCGTACGTCTCGGGCGCGACTTCCGCGACCTTCTCCATGAGCTGCGTGCCGTTCATCTTGAGCTCCTAGTAGGGCGACTGGCGGGTGTAGGCCTGAACCTCGGGATTGAATCCCTGGTACGCAGCCTGAGTCTGATTGACTGCTCTCTTGCCGAGAGCGTAGAGACCGGCGGCACCCAGACCAAGACCGATCGTGCCCATCACCGGGCCGTTCTGCTTCATCGACTTCTGCCAGGCCCAATTGGCACCACGGCCGATCCCCTTCGCTGCTCCTCCCACTACGCCGAGCACACCAGCGACCTTCTCGCCGGCGAGCCCGCGGAGGACAGCGCGGGAATATGCAGCTTGGCGGAAGGTCACTTCCGTGCCGCCGTCTTGAGGAACTGGGTCGTCTGATCGAGGCCCTTCTTCACATCGAGAAGTGCCTCATGTGCGATCGAACGCTCGTGGGCGCACTTCATCATCGCCGATGCCGAAGCGACGAGTGGGTGGTTGGGGTTGACCAGCTTGCCGGCAGTCTTCGTGCGGCTCTTGAGCTGCTCTTCCGAGACACCGGCTCGCAGGAGACTCTCTGCCAGCTTCGTGACGTCTTCACGGCCGAGAGGGGCAACGACCGAGACAGCCTCCACCACACCACGGAAGCCAGCGCCCTCTGGATTGAGCACCTCTTCCCGAGCGGCTTTGTAGAAGTCGGCCGAGGCCTGCTTGTACATCAGGTCCGCACCTTCGTGGGCCGCAGCGAGCTCATCGTAGGAGCGCTTGAGCTTGAGGTGCTCGGCATAGACGTCGTTGACCGGGTTGGCCGAGCCCTCCCAAGACGGATCGAGCCCGGCAGCACTCGCAACCTTCTCGACAGGCTCTCCCTGGCCGAACTGCCCAGAAGAGTTGTTGCGGTTGAAAAGGTCGGCGAGGCCGGATTCGGGATCACCAGCTCCCGACCCATCCATCCCCATTGAGCCGTCCTTCTCTTCCCGGATCGGCGCCCGATGGTAGTCGGCCTTGTTGTGCAAGACCTTGCCGCTGTGAGCCGGAGATCCGCCATCCCGGAGATCCCGAATCACCACTCCCGGATCTGCAATCGGGAAGTGGACGTTCTTGTCCTTGTTCTTCTCGAAGAGATGTTGGAAGGTGGAGTTGTTGGCGAATTCGACGATGCGGTGGATGTGCTCGTTGTTGAGCTCTGGATGCTGGGAGGCGAGCTTCACGATCGACTCGTTCAGCGGCGTCTTCTTGTCCAGGAACTCAGCCGAGGCCTTCTGACCGATGTATTCCAACGTCTCGGGGCTGACGCCCTTGCTGGATCCCGACGTCAGAAGTTGCTCGAAAACGTCCATGAGTTCTCCGGCTTCTGAGTTAGCATCATATTCATAGGAGGAAGACCTTGGTGGGAAGCCGATTCTTGACAAAGAAGGAGGCGGCAAAGGTACTTGGCTGCAGCGAGCGGACCATCTTCTACAAGGTTCAGCGAGGTGAGCTGCGCACGGTGAAGAACGGTCACCGGGTAGACATCCTCGAGGAGGACGTCATCGCTCTCCGCGATTCTCAACGGAAGAGTGACGGAGAGAAAGCTCTTCCATTCGCTATCAACCGCCAGACGCTGATGCGACTTCACACCGAGAATAGCATCCTCCGGCGTGACGTCGATCAGATCCTCCGAGTACTCAACATCCGAAAGGACCCGCTGAGGTTCACGGACTTGGAGATCACCTCGTTGTACCAGATGGCCAATACATACGCCAGTGATGGTTGGCCACCTCATGTCGAGGAGACTTGGGCCGGGTACCTCCAACGCATCGATGCGCAGCACTTCGGCCAGATCGAGAGGATGACCAAGGACTCACATCCCTGGCGCCCCTTCCTTCGGCTTGCCTCGACAATGGCACTGCGTCCCTACAACACTGAGCTCTCTATCCAACTCTCGTCTGCCAGAGAGCACATGCAGATGATGACGAGTGTGTGGTTCGAGATAAAGCAAATCTCTCCTCGTCAGCTCGACGCAATGCTCAATCGAGAAGCCCGCCCCAGCAAGCGTTTGCTCAATAAGCTCGAGAGAAGGCAGAAAGAATACGCTGCAAAAAACTGAAACGTCTCGGGATAAGAGGTGTGACGTGAACGAACGTTTTTTCGTTCGTACCCCTCACATGGAGACGACAGATGGGAAACCAGCAGCAAGAGATGTCCTCGCTTCCGCAGCCACCCCGCCACGGCCTCAACAAGCAGGACATGGAGACTCTCCAGAACTTCTGCAAGGAGCACATCGACGAGATGGTGGAAGGCGCTCTGGACACCATCCCGGAGGCCATCCGACAGTTCTCCATCAAGCCGGTACTCACGACTCGGCAGCGGGTGGCAGTCATCGGCAGCTATGCTGCGGTGGCCGTCGTGGGAGGCATCGTGGGTGGCCTGGCCTACAAGCGGCTGACGGACCGCAAGCAGCGCAAGGACACCGCGAAGGTCAACGAGGAGATGGAGAAGGAGTTCTCGGGTTCGACGAAGCTGCGGGCTGTGGGGGCACGCGTTTCGTAGTTTCAAGGGGCAGCACAGAACCAGGCAATTGCGCCTGGTTCTTTTAGCTATTCGCCCTGGGAGTGATAGCCGGCGCCACGATATCTGGACGAGGGAAGTCCAGCATCGAGACGATGAAGCACAAGAGGGTGGAGTGGAACGAGTCGTCGCTGGCGTTGGGCGACTTCTTGTACTCGATCATGCGCCGCTGCTCGTTGTACTCAGCGAAGATGTTCAGGAAGTCGCCGCCGAATGGCGCTTTGAACTGGTCCCACTGCGGGAAGCGGAAGACGTTGCGCCGCTTGATGGCGTTGAAGATGTCGCTCATCACTTCGCTACGGTTGACGAGGAATCGCTTGAGTCCGTCCTCCCAGCGAATCTTCTCGCCCGGATTCGAGTACTGGTACTTAACGATGCGGTTGAGGCCGAAGCGGTTGGTGAGCTTGTCGTTCGGCCAGAAGCCGCCGCCGTAGTCGACCCCGATCCTACGCACGTTCCACTTGAGGATGGTCTCGATGATCTCATCCATCTGCGTCTGAGGCTCAGCCTCGCGCCCCTCAAATCGACGGTAGTAGAAGACCTGGAACTTGCCGTCCAGATAGGCGCCCATCGTGAAGACGGTGAAGGAGTGCTCACCGCCACCCATCCAGTCGATGCCGCCGTAGATGGGTGTCGAACCGCCAAAGTGGTTCCTGTACTTCTCGAGAGAGGCTGGATCAAGTGAGAGGTACTGCGAGCAGTTGTCGATCAAGTCCTGCTGAGTGAGGGGTCGAGTGCCCGAATCGTACGAGAGGCCGAGCACCTCATTGTAGAAACGATCGCGCGGGTAGGTCTTGAGGTTCTGGATGATGTCGTCGTGCGAAATCCACGGCACCATGAGCTGCGGGATGCGGAAGCCCTCATAGGGCTTGGGGATCTGATTGATGATGTCTGGGTTCAGAGACGCCCACTGCGCCATCGGATCCTTGGCGTCGATGGGGCCGCCGCACTTGTCGCAGATGAGGCTCTTTGCCCCGATGTGGTCCTCGGTGAGGATGTTCCAGTGGACCTTGGTGATCTTGCCGTCGCCCGTAAACATAGAGTGGGCGTGGCAGGGGACCACCCATTCGTTCTGGGTGGAGTACTGCTGCCAATAGGCCTCGATTGTGTTGTCGAGGCTCTTGGGGGTGCCAGAGAAGATGAAGACACCGCCCTTATGCGACTCACCGCCGATATTGATGACGGAGTGCGAAGCACACTGCTCGATAACGGGGATGTTGTCGGTGAGGATGTCCTGGAGCTCGTCGATGCAGATGATGTCCGCCGGGATGCCGCGGCAGCGGTCGGCGTTCATGAAGGCGTAGCGGAGAGTGATCTGGGAGCGGTTGATGAACTTCTTGAGGAAGACGTTGTCCGAGAGCTTGGTGGTCGTCCAGCTCTTCAAGAATGGACTGGTCTCGATCGGCTCCTTCAGACGGTCCTGCGAGAAAACCTTCGATTGTTGGTTGGTCGGCGAGACGTAGAGGCTGTTGAGGGCAGTGACGATGCAGGAGTAGGAAAGGAGCTTGTTGCCGAGCATGGTCGACTTCTCGACCTGTCGACCGCACTTCAGCAGGGTCCGCTTCGATGAGGTGTCGTAGATCTGGCGGAGGTACTCGCGCTCGGCAAAGGAGTAGTTCTTGTAGGTCTGATGCTCTTTGTCCGGCATCATGATCGCGAATTCGGTGAACTCCGAAGGGAGCACCGAGACGAGATCCTGGAGGTCCTTGAAGTCCTGTGCTCCGTACTCGTTGCCAGGATCCGGCTCGTAATCCCACTCTTCCGGGAACTCGGGACCAGAGTAGAGACCCTCATGATCCAGCAGCATTACGCGACGCTCTCGGTCGCGTTGGTATGAGTGGAGATCCTCCACGATCTCGTAAGCCATTGCTCGATCCTAACAAAGTCACTAGGATTTTGCCATGCAACCCTCCCTCGCCTGGGTCCGAGAGTTCCATGCGTCGTTCAATAGAGCGGCTGACATCTCCTCGACGTACACCATCGAAGACACCGTCAACCCACTCATCAAGAATGTCATCTTCCATCTCAGAGAGCCACTCACTGGCGAGAACTACCGCCCCTTCCAGAACCTGGCGCACGGCTTCGCCAACGCGAATGACTGCGTCCTGCAGCGCATCTACAACCACCCAGACAAGCTGATCCTCGTCGTTGGAACGAAACGACGCCTCGGACCTGTTCAGCAAAAGAATCCTCTACTGAGCGATAAGCGAGGACCGTTCACCAACAGAGGTTAGCTCATGCAGATCAGGACGATTTGGGCCCCAGCAGAAGCCAACGACGAGATGCCCTGGCTCGTGGATGCCGTCGATGAATACACTATCGACGCAAATGACGGACTCCCGGAAAGCTACACCAACTCCTTGAAGCCAGGGTACAGAGAGCTCATCATCAACGTCTCGGACGAAGCTGTGTTGAAGATCTTCCGAGTTCCGGCCACCAAAGGAACCACTCAGGAGTAGCTCATGCTGATCGCAGGTGTGGATGAAGTGGGCCGTGGCGCTCTTGCCGGTCCCCTGGTGGCCGCGTGCGCTCTCTTCAAGTTCGACGGTCAGGTGACAATGTCCAACCCTCCCATCGAGGGCCTGGCAGACTCGAAGTCATTCGCGACCGAGAGGAAACGAGAGGAGGTGTGGAAGCGCATCCTGACGTCGCCGTTCCTCCTCGACTTCGGGTTGGGAGAGTGCTCGGTGGAAGAGATCAACGAGAAGGGCATCAACTGGTGCAACGACGTTGTCTTCCAGAGGGCCATCGCCTGCCTCAAGCAGCCTCCCGACCTGATCTATGTGGACGGCGAGTACTCTATCAAGGGCTGGCCAATCGACCGTCAGAGAGTGGAGCCCAAGGCAGATTCGAAGTACTGGCCCGTCTCAGCAGCCAGCATCCTCGCCAAGGTCATTCGCGATCGGCTCATGAACGAGCTCGACAAGGAGTTCCCGAACTACGTGTGGGGGACGAACAAGGGCTACGGTTCGACGCTACACCAGGCCAGACTCAAGATGAATGGGGCGACTCCGCACCACCGCACTCAGTTCATCTCGAAGATCATCTCCCAAAAAGCTGGCTGACCCTCTGCCGGCTGCGGCCTGCCATCTTCGCCATCTCATCGGCGTCGGAGATGTTGGGCGAGCCGAACCCCTCGGCCTCTTTTGTGTAGCCCATCGCCTTGCCCTTCGCATGGATGGCCTTCAGGGCGCCAGAATCGTGGTGCATCTTCGCGAAGCCCAGGGCGATCCCGTAGTGCTTCTTGTCGGGAATGGGGTACTTGCCCTTGTGACCCTCTTCTTCTTTCTTGGGCTGAGCGAAGTCGGTGCGCTCGCTCTGGGTGAGCTCGTGCGCCATCTTTGCGAGTGCTGACCCTCCCAAAGACAGACCAGTACCGATAGCGCCTCCGACGAGTGCTCGTTTCCCCGCACGGAGTGCATAGCTCTTCTCGTCGGTCTTTTTTCCAAATGGAGTACTCAGGGCACCGGTAAGAGCTCCAGCCCCTCCAATAAGAGGAGCGATATCCCGAAACAGCCGCTTATTCGAATAAGCTGAGATCTTCTCAAACTCGTCGTAGAACCCATCCATGTGCGGCTCGAGGTAGCTCATGGGGTCTCCAGAAGTCGGTCTAGGGTGTCGAAGACGCTGGCGGCGAGATCGTCAGCGAGCGGGTTGTCTGCATAGC